CAAATAGCTTCAATACTATAACTCAAAGTGACCTTGTTTCAAAGACTTTTGCACAAAAGAAATATCTTGGATGGGGTGATTCTGATGTCATGGCAAATAGAGAATTCTTAAGAAAAGATAAAGAACTTTTATGGGAACTAGCTCAAATAGAAAATTCTGGTCCTAATTGGCGCAATCAAGGCGCTACAGTAGCTGCTCCAGGCGAAGTCAGCGGTGGTGGTGGCGGCAGTGCTGTACCAACTGGTACTCCGCCAGCCTTCGGGCCTACACCTGAAACACCAGCAGGCCCTGAAGCTGCAGGTGGAGCAGAGACAGCAGCAACGGCACCAGAAACAGCTCCTGAAGCAGGCGGTTCTGCTCTGCCAGCTTAATAAATAATTAAATGCCTTGTACAGAGATCACACCGATAACCGCTTTTCAGAGTACTAATCTTAATAGTAAGATCGACTCTTTTACACGGCTCTCTGAAAGAATAATGAGAGCTTTAGGCGCGCCACTCATAACAGTAGAGATACATCACGACCAATTGTTTGAGAATATAAGCTTAGCATGCGAAATGTTTTCCAAATTTGCAGGCTATACTGAAGAGTATCTAGTATTTGATTCTGATCTTTATGTAGATAATAAAGGTCTCAAACTTGACGAGCTCTTTAGTGTCACCCCTAGCTTCAATAAGATAGTTAACTCTGCACTACCAACTGTGTTTGTTGCAAATTCTTCTATTTCTAGCAGCTTCTTTACTAGCTCCTCTGCTCTATCTTCCAAATATCTCGACGGTATATTTAAAAATCAAATCTTTACTCAAACCACATACGGTGAATTGACTAGCTTCAATCAGTCGATTAGTACCAGATTTACTCCTTCAGCAAATTCTGATAATGAAAAAATTGTAAATAGTTTTGATTATGATGTAATGGAATATAGAAAAGTTGTTGATATAGTTGATTTTGAAGAAGGTAGTTCAACAGGTGTCAATACTCTCTTTACTATTGAGCAAACACTAGCACAGCAAACATATTTCAGTTATGCGATGGGTAATTATGGCTTTGATTTGATAAGCTGGTATGTACTAAAGAATTGGTTGAAAGACAGAGAGAAGCTTCTCGCACAAAAGAGATACTTCACGTTTGACCCAAGAACACAGTACTTGGTATTTTACCCGCCACCTCGTACACCAGGATCTGGTAGTAGATTTTATGGCATTATAGCTTGTTATGTTGAGAGACCTCTGAGAGATATAATAAAAGAACAATGGGTATATCAGTATGCTCTCGCTCTTTGCAAGATAACCGTAGGAACCATTAGAGGTAAATACCAAGGTACAAATCTTTTTGGTGGCGGTACTATTAATGCAGCAATCATTGAGGATGGTAAAGCTGAAAAGCAACGCCTGGAAGACACACTCATGCAGCAAGGTGCTGCAGGCTTTGGAGATGCAGCACCGCCTATGTTCTTTGTTGGGTAATTATGCTACCGCTTAAGCGCAACGAAAAATACAGACAAGGTATTTTTACTCCAAAAAACGCATCAAAATATGTGGGCAAGGGACTGCCTGTTTATCGTTCTGGTTGGGAGCTTAAATTCTTTAGATGGTGTGATAATAATACCAATGTTCTAGAATGGGCTAGTGAATCGGTTATTATACCATATGTTAGCAAAGCGGATGGTAAAGTGCATAGATATTATACTGATGGTATAGTAGCAATAAGAGAGAATAGTAATGTTGTAAAATATATTATTGAAATCAAACCTTCATCACAGTTAAATGTACCGACTAGCGGAAACAAGCGAAAAAGCACATTAAACTATGAGAATTATAGATATTTACAGAATATCTCTAAATGGGAAGCCGCAAAAAAATGGTGTGAGAAGAAAGGCATGAAATTTTTAATTTTAACAGAAAAAGAGCTAGGATTAAAAAAATAGTGTGTTTTTTATATAAATAATTGTATGGCGCTTCGTCTTATAGTAGAAACACCTCAAAGCAATTCTGACTTCGAATACATATACGAAGAAAAAAACAATAAAGAGCAGCCCAAGCTGTTTATATCCGGTCCTTACATGATGTGTGAGACTGTTAATAAAAATAAAAGAATTTACTCCAAGGACGATATGTTTAAGGAAGTTGCAAGATATACAAAGGAAATGGTTGAATCAAAGCGCGCAATGGGCGAACTCAATCATCCTGAATCTGCTGATGTCAATCTCGCCAATGCTTGCCACTTAGTAACAGGCCTAAAGATGGAAGGTAATTTTGTTTATGGCAAATCACAAGTTCTTTCAACACCATCTGGTAAAATTGTTGAATGCTTAATCAAAGATGGAGTAAGTGTTGGAATGTCTTCAAGAGCTTTAGGTGAGCTTGTAGAAGAAAGTGGTGTTAATAAGGTCACAAACATGCGTCTTATAGCTGTTGATTGTGTTGCCGATCCATCGTGCCCCAAAGCTTTTGTTAATGGCATTCTTGAAAGCAAGCAGTATGTATTAAAAACAAATGGAGAATTGGAAGAAACATATGACAATTTTGCAAAAAGCATTGCAAATCTTCCTAAGCACAACATTAATGTGTTTCTCAAAGAACAAATTCTTAAATTTATAAAGGGATTATAATAAATAATATCATGAGTAATGTAGCCTCTATTTCTGAAGAAAAGAAAAATATTCTCAACTTTATAAAAAATATTTCTCTAAAAAATTATGCAGAGGCAAATAAATATTTACAGGAAGTAATTGATTCCAAGCTAAAGGCTAGAATTACAAAAGCTTCTGAAACAGAAATTTTTTAATATGGAAAAAAACATCACAGATACATTAAGAGAAGCAACAAAAGACATCCTCACTGAAGATGTTTTAAAAGAAATCGAAACAGCGTTTAATAGCTCTGTTAACGAAAAAGTTAAAATTCATGTCGAGAAAGCTCTGATTGAGCAAGATGAAGATTATAGCAATAAACTAGAGAAGTTAGTTGAAGCTATTGATACAGATCATACTGCTAAGCTCGATAAAGTTGTTGAAGCTCTTGATTCTGATAGAGCAGAAAAATTAAAACAAGTTGTTGAAAGATATGAAACAGCCATTGCAAAAGAAGCTGCTAATTTTAAGGAAACACTTGTTGAATCAATTTCTAAATATCTTGAAAAATATATAGATGAAAAACTTCCTCTTGGTGACATAGAAGCTGCAGTTAAGAACAAAAAAGCTCTTACCATGCTTTCTAACATCAGAGAAGCCCTTGCCGTTGACATGGCCCTATCAAAAGATAGTATTAAAGAAGCCGTTGTTGATGGTAAGAACAAAATCGATGAAGCTGCAAAGCAGCTTGAAGCCTCAAATAAGAAGGTAACTGAGCTTACAACTGAGCTCAACAAAATGAAAGCTGATCTGGCTCTTGAAAAGAATATACAAGATCTAGATTCAGAAAGGAAGACCTACATGAAGAAAATGTTCAAAGGTAAGTCTGCCGATTTCATTACTGAAAACTTCAAATATACATTGGGGCTTTATGAGAAAACCGAAGAAGAGAGATTGACTGGTCTAAGAAATGAAGCTGTTAAAGAAACAGTTTCAGAAAAAGTAGATAGACCTGTAATCGCAGAATCTGTAGCAACTGATGAAACAGCTAATGCTGGCTTCAATAACTACATGTCTGAATTAAGCAAGTATTAATTTCTTTTTTCTTGAGGGTAATCCTGAATAGAATAATTTAAAGGTCGACATTTATCTCTTTGGAGATTTAATAATATTATGGCAAACATACGTCCTTCACAGTCTTACATCAGTGAAGATCGCGCCAAACTATTGGTAGAGAAGTGGGGTCCAGTATTGGACTACACATCCGCCAATGTTAAGGCGATTGAAGATGATCACACACGCTTAAACACTGCTATCCTCTTGGAAAACCAAGAGAAGTGGTGCTTTGAGGCTAACAATCAGGCTGGTGGAACTGGTGGTGTCTTTGGCTCCATTAACAATGGTGCTTATGGCAATCAGATTCCTTCCCAGAATGATAATGCTTACGCCCCAGGCGATGCACGTCTTCCTAAGATCCTCATTCCGATGATTAGACGTACCTTCCCTGAGTTGATTACTAACGAAATCGTTGGTGTCCAGCCCATGAGTGGCCCTGTAGGTCTAGCTTTTGCTCTTCGTTACAAATACGAGAGCGATGCGCTAGGTTACAATGCTAACAATGACCTTGCTGGAAACTCCGGTCTCAACTTAAGCAATCCTCAGACAGCCGCAGACGGCGCAGAACTTGGTTACCAGTATCTAGATTCTAGATTCACCGGTACATCAGCTTCTTCCAACGCCCTCTCCGGATTAGGTGCTGGCAGCGTATTCCCAATGGTTGATCAAGATCAGGGTGTTGCTCAGTTGCTCGCTAATTTCGAGTTAACAAGCAAGATTCCTCAGATCGTTGTCAGCTTTGAGAAGACAGCTGTTGAAGCCGGTACACGTAGATTAGCTGCTCGCTGGTCTGTTGAACTCGAGCAGGACTTGAAGAACATGAACGGTATTGATATCGACACTGAGCTCACAAACGCAATGTCTTATGAGCTACAGGCCGAAATCGATCGTGAAATGATCATCAGAATGATTCAGACAGCTCTTAACGGCGGCTATCAGCGCGGTTACTCTGTTTGGTCTCCTGCTTCCGCAGACGGTCGCTGGCTAGTTGAACGTAACCGTGACTTCTATCAGAGACTAATCGTTGAGGCTAATCGTATTGCAGTACGCAATCGCCGTGGTTCCGCTAACTTTATCGTTGCGACACCTCGCGTTTGCGCTATCTTGGAAATGCTCCCTGAATTCCAGTGGGCACCAGTCCAGGGTAATGTAAATACACAGCCCGTCGGTGTAGCTAAGGTTGGTTCACTTGGTGGTAGGTTCAATGTTTACCGTGACACACGTACAGAAGCTCAGTTTGAGCTTGCTCAAGGTGGAAACTACAGTGGCTCTACGCCTCAAAATGGATTCGCCGCGACACAGTATCGTACTCAGCGTCTAGAATACGCTCTCTTGGGTTACAAGGGACCAGAATTCTATGATACAGGTATCATTTACTGTCCGTACATCCCTGTCATGGTACAGAGAACAATTGGACCCAATGATTTCGCTCCCCGTGTTGGTCTCTTGACCCGCTACGGAGTAGTCGATAACATCTTTGGTGCTAACCTCTACTATCACGTCATCATCCTGCAAGGTCTCGGAACAGCGTTCCAGCCTGGCTTCCAATCCGTATACTTCTAAAAAAAGTAACGGGAGGAATGGGAAAAGAAAGCAATTTCACCTGGTCAGTCCCAGGAAATTTAAAAAAGGGCCTCTTGCGGGGCCCTTTTTTTTGTAAATTTTTTTGTAAAAAAACTATTCAGTAAGAATAAATATTTGTATGTTAACATCCCTGGTTTCCATTTTGTCTTCCGACGTAACGTCTCTCAATACAACCAATACAACTCTTTCTACAATAGTTGGATCGATACCGCTTTCTGGTGAGAGACTACAGCCACTACAAACTGATCCACTAGGTACTTTAACAGGTTATTTGTCCGGTGATACATATCGTTATTTTGGAAACCTCGTATATGGTCTTTCTGCAGTTAATACAACAACAATCCTCGCAAGTGCTGGTACTCTTAAATTTACCATCGCTGGTGCCGGTGGAAACGAATGTGTAGTTTTCGGTAAGATTCTATCTGGAACATATAATCCTACAACTAATGGCGCAGTATTTACTGTAGGATTTGACAATCCTAACTTCTCCAACACTGTCTTGACATTATCAAGTTGCACTAACAGAATTGCACTGAACCCTGGTGTTTCTGCATACATAGACGTTGCTTACAGAAAAGCTCCTGTCTTAATACCATTTAACAGTGATACACTCAGATTTACTACAGTCTCTAATTTTAATAGACTCTTGAATCTGATGGGCTGATTATTGCCTGACTGTCTTAGGAAAGTATTTAAATTTATCCCACATAACATGATTTTGTTTTAATAGCTCTTGGCTATTAGCTCTAATAGGATTAATATCAATACCACCGCGTCTTACATAGAGACATGCTACCATTAACTCTTCTGGCTTTGTCAAATCATACAGACGTTTATAAATTGTTTCACAAATCTCTTCATGAAAATGACACTCATCTCTAAAAGAGACAATGTATTGTAATAAAGAAGTCTGATTGAGTTCACAAGGTCCTTTGTAATGAATATAAACATCACCCCAATCTGGTTGAGATGTGACCCTGCAATTACTCTTTAATAAAGCTGAATGAAAACGCTGTACTTTATTAGAATCACTCTCTAGCCAGCTAAGAATAGAAGGATCTTCTGTATAACTACGCGATCTAATAGTCGTTACATCAATATTATTTTCTAGTGTTGGGTACATTGCAGTAGGAAACAAGGGCGGGTAATACACCGCATCATCAACCGCCTTTGTAAGGCGAACATAAACCCGTACATCTGTTTCTAATAGCTTGGAGAGATCTTGCTCCATTTTTTCTTCAAGCTGTTGCAATATACTAATAATATTACCACCAAACTTTTCCATGTTAAATGTGTTCATGTAAAGTTTAATAGACTTTGACTCTACAATATATTTGTTTGTAGCTGGATAGACTACTTTAGCAATAGCAGCAATAGGCATACCAGTCTCAGTCAAGCAAGACACTTCATAAGCATTCCAAATATCATAACCACAAAAGGGCGGTGCATCATCAGAGATATCTAGATGCTTTCTATTATTCTGTCTTGGCTCGCGAACTAAGAGTGAGGGGTCATAGGTGCACTTGTACCCAGTTATTTTACCAAGATGCTTTGATATGTTACTGTTATCTAATTGCGTATTCATTAAGTTTTATTTTAATTGCTTCCATGCGTTCTTCCACTGTTCCTTTTAAAACAGTTACCTTGTCCTTTAACCTCTCATCCTTAAGCCAACAATTTTCATACGAATCAATAATTGCATCTCTAAATTCTTTGTTTGTACTTCTCTCACCATCATCAACTAACGGAACATCATGAGGACTTGGATAAAAAATATGATCATATCTATGA